AAACCCTGCCAATCCATAACCATCTGCTGCTGGAGCAATATCTAAGTTACTGTAATATCTATCTCTGTAGCCCCTATTACGATGTAATTGTTCATCAAGCACCCCAAAATGAACTCGATACCATCCATATATTTGGGAGTATGGAATCCCACCTAAAGCAGAAACTTCTTGTTCATCTGGATGAGGACTGTATGCCCCTAATACATCATTAACGTTAAACATGTTGGGTGCAGTGGCTATAACATATATATAATAAGTAGAATGACCAGACAATATAGTTTGACCCACTAAGTGGGCACTTCTCAAACTAATTGAGGTGGAAACATATCCATCATCGTGCCTAACAAATCCCGTCTGAGTTCCTCTTGCATGATCATAAAGGTTGATATTCATTTGAGTACCTCGGTCAAAGTACTCACTCTGTCCTCTTGGCATAAGACCACCTGACTGCTTTATTTCATCAGGAGGTCTAGAATCTGCCCGATATAACTTATCATCATTTGCATATGAAAATGATGATAAGAAAATAAAAAACACAAATATTATCTTTACCATATAATGCTCCCTTTGTTTAACAGAAAAATAATTGATCAAAACAATTAAATAAGTAAATAAATTTGTATTATTTGAAATCAAAAATCAAAAATCAAAATATACTATTTAGTCCTTTTTTATCATTTTCTGTTTTTATCGGTAAACCCCGTTTCACTTCTACCCACAGCGCTTGCGCTGCAAAGGTATCGAACACCACAAAGTGATTGAAATCCGGTAACGGTAGCACCTTGTAGCGGTAGCTCGATGCAAACAGCTCTGTTGGGACGCTGCCACTCTCGGTTTCAAAAAACACTGTAAGCGTATCCTTGTAAATGTGATGACCTGTCGCCCATAGACCACGATAAGGAATGTCCAAATTGTCTACGAGGCGATAACGCTCATCACCAACAGTGACAAAACCATCTTGGACACAAAGCCGACCAATACAAAAACCAAAAGACGCAGGAGCAACCGCCTTGCTCCCGACAGCATTCCCAACAGTAGCCTTTGACTGAGGCTCGGATTGCTCTGACTCGATAGTTGCATCATTTCCCCCTGTAAAAATTGGATTGTCGTGTAAGCCGTAAAACGAATAAGAGAACATCAAAAAAACCATGCCGAACAAGAAAAGGATCTTTCTGTCTTTCCACAGCGCCGTTCCGGCCATCGTGTCGCGTGCTTTGCCTGTCGTGGTGCTTGCGTACATCTTAAAAATCGGACTTGGAATTTTTTTGACTTGGCGTGTCAGCGCGTGCGAGTCCATCTGTCCAGAGTTGGCTGCATCATGGGTGGTCAGGGTAAACTTTGCCCCTAGCCCCACGGTGGCGCGGTTAAAGTGGCGATA